TATCATCAGAAAACAAACCAGTATTCACACTAACCGACTCAACTTCTGGGAACGCATTCCAATTTACGGAAACTTATCGAGGCCCCGGTGGAGTCTCAAACGTGACAACAATACAAAGAAATATAGAATCTCAAAGCGTAATTACAAGTACCTCAGTATTCTCTCAATAATACTTTTATATCCAACGCAAGTTTTTGCTAATGCCGTAAGTCAATCAAATAATGGCTCGGTTACGAATATGGCAATACAATCGTTAACAGGCAATATGACTACTAACCAATATGGAGGAAATATTGTATGCCAAGGGCCGACACTCACGATTAGCCCATTTACTACGTATGGTGCAAATTACTTGAAACCTTATCGGGATTATTATACTACTCCTGTATATGATCCAACTGACGCAGATGAAGATGGTGTACCTGATAATCCGGGGAATGTTCTTTATGAGCAATTAAATTACTCAGGAACAAACAAAGATAGTTATGCCTTAAATTTTGGAATATCTGCAACTTTTAGTATTCCATTAGATCGTGGATTACAGAATCAATGCAAGTCTGCTGCTGACACGCAAATTTCTATACAAAAGCAAGTCCTTGAAAATAAAAGGCTAGATTGGCAGATTGCAAGAATTCGAGAATGTGGAAAATTAAAACAGGAGGGCATAATGCTGACTACTGATAGTCCATTTTTTAATTTATGTAAGGATGTTTATTTAGTACCAAAGGCTAATCAAGTTATACCGCATACACATAAAATTATTCCTTCTCAGCAGTAGATTTTTTACTAAAACGTCCTACTAATTTTTTCACAAGGGGCTTAATAATTGAGAGTAGTGCTGGACTACTCGCAGCGATAAGTCCAATAGCAGTAGTACTAACAACAGTAGAAACTGGAGGTAGGTATTGAGAGATGAACGGAACGTCTTCAAAGATTTCATAGCATTTAAGCCCATCATCCGATCTCCGATGACCTTTGACAATCTCTAGTTTAAGTTCTGAAGCATATTGGCCTACTCTTAAATTATCGTCACCTGGACAATCTACTAGCTGTATTTTTTCTTTTTCTTGTTTTTGTTCTGGAATTTGCGGTTGTTCAAACTTCTTTTCTGGGACTTGTTGTGCAGGTTCTTGTTTTTGTTTTTGTTCTACTATTTCTAATTTTTTTGGATTATATTCTATTGGAACATATGATGGTATTTCGTAGCCTGGTGGACAAGAATAGAATGATCCGTTTACATCATCTTCAACAATCGCAGTATTGGTAGGTCTTATATCACGATGAGTTTTGACACATCCCGGTAAATTTATATTTGGTAAAGGTACATCTAAAGAAGTTGATGTTGAAGGAACAAATATTGGAACATTTATTGTTTGTATCTCAGGAATACTTATATTAGGTATCTCCATCTTTTACATCTCCTATAGAAATAGACCAACCATCTTCTCCAAAATTACCAATTTCTTTTATAACAGGTTTTTTTTGTTTTTTATCTAATTCCTCGTGGTATTTTTTTATGTCATTATCTAGCTCTAAATTAAATCTTTTTATTCTTACCCAACTAATAAATTTATTTATGTAATATTGAACAAGTCTTTTAAAAAAATTAAAAATCATTAATCAAATGCATCTCTTTTTTTCAATACTTCGACTTGCGAAAAACATTTAGGACAGGATAAATTAGTCATTACTGAAAACTCTGGATAAGTTGGCATAGATTCATCAATATCTATATCCCCACTTGTTATTAACTCAGAATTACACCAATAACAATTCACTTTAACTTAGGTAATTGCATTGATGGCCCTGTAACATCAGGTATTTCTGCATCTAAAATTTTTGGCATAAGTCCTTGTACATTACCTAAAACCTCATTCATAATTTTTGTTTTAAATTGCTCGCTAGTAAGGTACTTGTAACCAAAAAATGCTGAAATTAAGGTACTGACTATAAGTATGAATGAGGCTATACTCAAAATATTAGATATTTTTTGGAACATGATTAGAGAATCAATAGCTAAAGCACTAGCTTTTACAAGTGTGCTTGTGTTACTGCTTATTGTAGCCTTATCTCCTCTCTACGTCACTATGAGTTTAATGACAAGGCAAATGCAAGAATCTAAGCATTAGGATCTTTTGGATATTGAGTCATATTTGGAGTAGATACACCATCTTTTTCTGTATATCCATATAGCGTAACTAAAGCTGCGGTATCTTTACAAGCATCTATTTCTTTTTCACGAGTATCACAAGCTGTCCTTACAGCATCACGAAATGTTGATATTGATGAAGGGATTGCTGTAGATTTTTCAGCTTTTCTTATAACATACCAATCATAAGGAGCTAATAAGTTACTAGCAGTTAATTTTTCTTTCGTTTTTAAAACTGATTTAACACCTTTTATAACCATCTGACTACCGTCAGGATTTTTTAATAAATTACCCTCGTTATCTTTTGCATCTACATCATCAAGTGCTTTTGCAGTTCCATCACTATTATAAAAACGTGAATCATATACTTTCGGATCGTCAACTTCTGTAATGCCTAAATCTTTTTTTTCCTGTGCTGTTGATAGTCTTAACCAGTTTGCAGGGTAATTAACATCCCCAACTGTGAAAGGAATATCAAGAGCAAGTGTTTTTCCGTTTAATTTAAATGCCATAACTATATATTACACCGCTCTCGAAAATTTGAAAGGCGTTTCCGCAAAAGCCCAATATAAATAATTAGAAGAAGGGCCAGAAATAATATACGCTCCACCATGATTTCTAGCTTTAAAGCCATTACTTAAAAAATCAACAACAATTTCTGAACTTTCACTACCACCAGTATGAGGAAATAATCTTTCATCAACAGGATTTGAAGGATTTCTTGCTGAATCGACCATCATCCAGGCCTCAGATGCAAAGTTTTTCACAATTAAAAAAGCTGGTTTAAAGCCAGTAAACACGAAATTTCCGTTACTATTACCGCCTACACCTGAGTACCTTCCAATCGAGCTAAAACCCTCAACGGGACTAAAAACATAAGCCACATAAGTAACACCACTTGCATTAGTAGCAGCATCTTCTCTTACTGTAAAAACTGAAGATGTTGGAACAGTATCGCCCCAAAGTTTATATCCTTGATAGCTAGAATAACCGCCATTGTCATTTAAGTGAATCCTACTTTCGGCAGTTGGGTCGGCAGCCACGTTAAGAGTACCCCAATCTCCAGTTGCACTTCTTGATTTAGTAAGAACTAATTTTGGTGCTACCCCTAATCCATGCCCGATTGTTGTCAATGATCCTGTTCCTGTATAAGTGACAATAGAAAACCCTGCTGTAGGATTTGCTTTGACTACTGCTTGTGTTGTTCCGTCAAAATTACTTGATCCAAGAGTTGAGTTTGTATTGATTTGACCCCCCATATTTGCATGAGCAGAGCATTGATAATAGAGAGTAGGAGCAGAAGCAGCTAAAACAATCTTTGTATATGCACCGCTAGATCCGGGTGTTCCTGATGTAGTAACTCCTGTTGTATATTCTCCACCTGTTTTATCCGCTGCTGTATAAAATCTTAATGGGTGTCCAGCGTTAGAACTATCAGATTGATCAAAGATATAAGTACCACCTTCTGCAAGATCAAGAGTTACAGCAGACGTTCCAAAATCATCAAATCTATATTTATTTCCAGAATCAGAAACAACTTTTACTATGTAAGTTTTACCATCGGTATCACCAGCGTTCCAGTTCCACGCAACATAAGTACTACTTCCACCATTGGTAAAAGAAGTTGAATCACTCCCTTTTGTAACTGAGAACCCATCAGAGTCAAACGAATTTAGAAATCCATATGTTGAATTATCTAGAACAGTAGAACCTTCTGGTCTATTTTCATTACTATTTACTGCTTTAAGTGATCCAGCACCACGGACAGCATCATAAAGCAAATGACTATAATTTGTGTTTCGACCTTTTAACCATAACCAATCAGGTTTAAATCCAACTCCTGTAATTGATTTTGTTGCATTACCATCACCAGAATAAAGAACAGTATTAAAATGTTCATTAGGTAGCTTTATTAATGGATCGGATAAGTTTGCTGAACATAATGCTAAAAACCCTGAAGGAACAGAATATTTAAAATTTCCATGACCATTTGCATCTGCATAAGTAGTGCTAGTTGTTTTTAATTGCCCAAAATTAATAGTTTTCGTACTGCTCGTACCATATCCACATATTGCTGGAAACCAATCATGTGAACCAATTCCTGTAAGTGTATATTCAAGAGTTCCATTCTTATAAAAAGCTAAAGTTCCATTAGCTATATCACTAGCAAATCCTAAAACATCATTAGTTGTATATGCTGATAAGGCACTATCACCAGCACTTATAGTCGCTCCGTTTGTTGCTCCATCAGGAACAGCACCATAAAGTAGACCCCCCGAACCGCTAAACCAGCCGATACCTTTTGCAGTTCCATTAGTGTCATAGCCCGGATAAGTATTTCCATCTGGATCACTCCCTTGAATAATTCCATGCAAATCTGTGCCGAGGTTGGTAATAATAACTTCCCAATACCATTTACCAGTTTTTAAACTAAAATTTCCGATTCTTGTTGCATAATTACCATCTGCTGTAAAATCTAAATTTCCGTTTTTAAACGTGCCACCAGCATTTGTAAAAGATATTGGATTTAACGTACAAAAATTATTTGTAGGAGTATCAGTTACAGAATCATTGCCAACACCAGCGGTTACACTCCAATCGCCAGTAACCGTGTAATTGTTATTGTTACCGCTTGAATCTGTTCCTAATGCTGATACTGAAGAATTATCTTCAAATGTTAGATAAGCTCCCTCTGTTCCAAAACTTCCTGTATAAAGTTTAGGTATTAATTGACCTGTTACTACATCTGTTTCTGTAAAAGATGATGGAGTAAGTGCCTGTCCATCTATTAAATAATAATCTGCAATATATCCATCCCAAGGATAATAATTACCATAATTAACTCCTATTCTAATTCCATTAGTTGAGGTATCCAAAGATCTTATTGTTCCTGTTTTTATTGAAGTTCCATTTATATAAACTGTAAAATTATTGCTATTAACCGAAATTAAAAAATGAAACCAAGCAGACGGATCTCTAAATTTTTCAGTACTTGTTTGATATGTTCCATTACCTCCTTGAAAATACAAATGATCAGCATCAGCCATACCAACCCATCCAGCATTTGCATCATTCTCTTGGCCTATTGAAAATAGTAGTCTATAAACACCTGTACCCACTCCACAATTTTTCGCCCACATTGAAATTGTGTAAGTAGAAACTGTAGAAGTACCTGTTCTTGTAAATTGTTGTGCATTAGTTTCATATTGACCATTAAACCTTACACTACGTTTTATTTCATGTACCTTCTTCCCACCTATTAAAAGTGGATTTGGGCTGCCAAGACTACTCATTAGCTAAAGTTTCCAATAAACTGTGCAGCTATATTTGTATTGGTTCGTGCTATCCAGGCAATAACATCAACAGCATTTACTCCTGTTGATAATGTAGGTGCTGTACCATCTGAAAAATCCCAATACGATCCAAAAGCTGCGGTTCTGCTCCCACTAGAATCTTGGGATATAAATAAAACACCACTCTGTCCAGCAGAAATATTTGAAGGATTACCAATAGTCGTATTACCAGAAAGTGTAACAGAGAAATTGTTTCCTGTTCTAAAATCTATAGTTATTGTACTTGCAAATGAAACAGCAACTATAGCTCCAATAGTACCTTTAGTAGTAACTCTTCCATTACCAGAACCACCACCATTATCAAACTGCAACGTATCGAGGGTGCTTGTTTCGTGTTTTATGTTAGTTACTTTAAGTGTTGACATAATTAATCAGCAGCCTCGGCAGTATTATTTTTAGCCCATTTCAAATATTGCTGATAATCCTCATTATCTTCTTTAAAAGGAATTGATATTTTCATGTAACCTCCATCTTTCAAATCAACAGCTTTGTTTACTACTGTCACATTGCCATCTAAATCTTTAGAAAGTTTATAAATTGGATTTTCTGGAAAAGCCATAATAAAAAAAAATTAAATTTCAGCAGAAGCCGCTACACGACTTCTAGCGTTATAACCTGATGGAGCTCCATGAAAACCTACAATGACAGCCTCGCCAGCAGTAAGTCCACCAGGAGCTACAGAAATACTCAAACTCATTTTACCTCCATTATTCATATTTCCAATCTCATTATCATAAACACTTGTACCTCCCCTTAAAACTCTATAAACATAAGAACCAGCAGAAGATGAACCATAAGATTCTAAACTAGGCTCTGCTCTCATTTCTGTTGCAAAATTAGTCATTGCGTAAGCTGTTCCAGTACCATAAGCAACTCCTGATGCAAAGAAAACACCATCATGTTTTGCGAAAGATTGATAATATCTTTGGCATTTAAGCATTGTTGTTCCAATGTCTTCGTGAGCGAAATTATTAGCAGTTGCACCTACCTCTAATTGAATACCAGCAAAATAAATATCATTTGATGTACTATCAGCTAAATTTACTTGAGAAGATTTTGATGCAAAGTGATGTCCGTTATGCCAACCATTAGTATCATCATGCATACTACTGAACAATACAAAATCTACACGCAAACCTTTACCATTATCATTTGGAATTTCACCACCAGTTGTATCAGCTGGAAATGTTAAAGTTTTAAATTCCCATGTATTTGAAGCACTAATTGTATATTCTAGTAAACATCTTCTACCATTATCATCACGCTGTAATCCAACTGTAGCTGCACCTGTTTTTGTTGATTTAATCCAAAATTGTAATGTTACTTGCTTTGAATCGCTTGTACCATAACCAAGATGACTAACATTTTGTGCTTCTATTTGTTGAGCAAAAGAACTATAGTTATTACCCGAAGGTGTACCCATTGCTGTCGTAATATCAATTTTTAGTGATTTTTTAAAATTACCATTTGGGGTGTCGGTGCTTTGACTTACATCATATCTACCTGCTTCTCCGTAATAATTTTTAAATTGCCACCTATCTACAGTTCCATATACAGGTTCTCCTCCTGATGGATCACAAGAATATGTCTGTCCATCTCTTCTTTGATCTATTAAAAATTCACCATTTATTAAAAGATTACGAGCATCTCCAGCAGCACTTGGAATAGATATTGCACCAAATGATAAATTTCCAGAGCCATCAGTTTTCAAATATTCATCTGCATTTCCGTCTTGATTTGGGAGTTTAAATGCAACGTCTGCTGCTGCTGGTGCAGAATCAGGAGAGTTTAGTGAAACAGCATTACCGCCAGAGTGTTTTAGTGATATTTTGCTCATAATTAACTAGGTTTCGGGTTAGCGTCTTTAACCGCTTTGATGTGGGTAGCCCACGTTCCAGTTGTATCTAGTTTACCCGCCTTCATGTCGGCATACAACATATCAAGTTGATCTCCAAAAGAAGCATAAATTGTAGAGCCATCAGTTGTTCTATCGGTTTTGTATTTTACTTTTGCTGCTTCTGAGTTTATTTCTGTTCGTGCAGCATCAACATTGGATTGCACTATAGAAACTTTATTACCACTTGAATCAAGTCCATAATTAACAAAAGAATCATCAACTGTTTTTATAGATGGATATGCTTTTACAATTGCTTCAAAATCCATTATGCTGCCACCTCCATTGCTGTCATTGTTGAAGTCGTATTTATAACATAAGCAGAGTTATCATTTGCGTGTCCACCCTGATATGGAGAGTTAATTACGACGTATTCATTCTGACTTGCTCTAACATTATTAACCTGTATTTTGTAGGTTGTAGCAGATGTTGTATTTGGAGAATCAAGAAATGTATAAGAGTGTGTTTCTGATTGATATTTTCCGCTACCTGCTGATGAATTACCATTTGTAGCTGCTCCAAAAGTAACTAAATTATGGTTACTAGCATTAGCATCCCCTGCTGCAACGACACTTGAACCTCTTAAAAGATTTATACCAACAATCGCACTATGTTCGCCTCCAACTGATATAGAAACAGTTATAAGAACTTTACTAGATGCACTAGAAGGTGTAATTGCAACATTCATTCCTGTTACATCTGTCATTGAAGTAGCATTAGTGGAAAAAGCATTTGTTTTTATAGTTTGAACAACTTGTAAAATTTTCCCTCCAACTCCAGTTGCAAGTTTTGCAGCAGTAACAGCATTAGCAGCAAGCATATCTGCATCTACAATTCCATCAGGTAAACCTCCTACTGAGATTCCTGTTAATGTTCCTGATCCGTTGATTGCTATTGGCATAACTATAAGATAACAAGTATTGCGTTGTTGGGAATAGTAATTGTGACGTTATTATTAATTGTAGGCGAAACAGTATGTGCGTGTTTTCCGGCTCCAATTTGATAAGAAGTTGTTACAACTTGATCTGACTCAAAAAATGCCTCATCTGTACCTCCCCCGGTAGCTCCAGCTCCACCCCCTAGTTGACCCCATGCACCATTGTTATAGCCTTCAAACTGGTTTAATTGGCTGTTGTGGCGTATCATCCCAACTGCTGGAGTTCCATCACGCTGTGCTGTTGTACCACTAGGTAAATTTAAAGAACTTGTATAGTTATGTAGTATTTTCCCTGTAAAAGTCCCACCACTTTTTGGCATTAAACCTAAATTTGTCTGTGTAATATCTCCAATCGTTGTAAATGTTCCTGTTCCAGAACTAACAGCAGTACAAATTTTTAATAAATTACTACTACTATCAATATGCGGTTGGTATTGAGCTACATTCCCTGCACCCGATGGATCTCCACTACCTGAATTAAGTGTTCTTAGTGCTGATAAAATATTGTTTAAAGATGCACGAACCGCAGCCCCTGTACCATTAGCGGTATTAAAATTATTATCTGTTTCTTTGGTTGTACTATTAACTCTTGACATTTTAGTACTTTTTTATTTTATCTTATCATCCCTTGCCGAAACCGACAGCTTGATATGTGAAATTTCTATCAATTGAGGCATTTGAAGAATTTTTAAAGTGAACAGTAAAACCAGTACTAGAAATATTTGTAACCTCAAAATAATCTCCAGAAGCTAGATTTTGTGCATTTATTCCAATTGAGGGCAAATTAGTATTTGCTCCTAATATGGAAGAAGTACCCACGAAAAAAGGGCTTTGGAACACTATTGACTTTGCCCCTGCTCCGCTTGCTGTGACATTACCTTGTTCTGTTCTTCGTTGTAATGATGCGGTGTAACCTAATTGAAAAACTCTAATATCTTGTGCCGTATCATTACTAGTTAAATTAACTTTAAATTTGAATCCTCTGCCTTTATATGTACCATTCGCAAAAGTCTGAAAACTTGTATAAGTAGGAGATCCAGAAGGATCATCTTGAGTTACTGCAACAAGCATCTCAGCGTTTACATCTACAGCAGTATTGCCATCAAAATCATTCATGCTATCTATTAAGCCTCTAGAATCAAATAAATCAGATGGATAAAAACCTTCTGTCAGAAAATGACGTTTTAAATCAAGACTAAAAACTGCACCTAAATCTAAAAAACTGCTTCCAGCTGCACCGCCAAACTCATATGTACCAGAAGATACTATACCTCCAAAATCATCTAAAGAACCTACTAAATCAAAATTTTGAATATCATCGAAAAGACCAACACCTGCTAAATTTAAACTATTAGTAGTAGCGTCAAAAGCTACGTCAGTTTTTGTGCCTTGAAATTTAGGGACATCTAAATCTTCTCTTCTCGTAACTGCAACTAATGGAGCTAAATTATCAGGTAAATCTATAACAACGCTTGTTTCTCCAGAACAAAATCTTCCACCATCATCTTGAAATTTTAAAATATATTCTCCCTCTAAATAAGGGACTTCCGCAGTTGTCGTATTACCTGCAAGTGCCTGGATTAAATCTACAGAATTAGAAAATGTACCTGTTCCATCTGTCTTAGTAGAATGTCTGACATAAACTCTTCCTCCGTGAATTACATCTACATCGCTAGATAAATTCCAACGTAATCTTACTAATTTTTCATTTATTGGCTCTGCTGTAAGTCCTGTAACATTAGATGGTAAAGCAGTTTTACCAATTGCATTAAAAGTAATATTAGATGATGTTGAACTTGTTTGTAACGCAGCGTTATAACTAAACACTTGTATTTCATATGTACCAACATCACTATTTAATATTTCAAAATCAGGAGAAGAAACTGTTGTAGAAACAAAGTTACCATTATTAAATCTATAGTTAACCTGATACTGCGTGACTCCTATTACAGCTTGCCAACTAACTATTAATTTTGATACTGCTTGATTATTTATAACAACTATTTTCTCTTCAGCCTGTAAAGCATTTGGAGGATTTTTTGGAAGATTTAATATAGATATTGCTCTTGAAGGCAAAGAAGACCCATCTTCTATAAATGCATATTTAGCATCAACATAAGATAAAGCTGTTATTTCATAATTTATTCCACCTTTCTCTTCTACTGTTATTACTCTAAATTTTTGAGATTGTATAGTATCATTCGTTAACATCCAAACTGTATTTACATTTGGTGTTTGCGAATATGGACTATTAACTGTTATTACTGCTCCAGAGATAGAAAGTACATCTTTTTGCTCAAAAGTTCCATTTGGCAATATGACACTAAGTTTTGCATTATTTGATGCTGATAAATCTGTTGCAGAAGTGTTATCTACTGTTATTTGTGTGGTTGTCGCAGCAGAAACTCTTCCCCCTCTTCGTACACCTGATCTAACAGGATCAGCTATTTCTATAACAGCACCTGGTCTAACAACAACTCCAGAATCTATAGATGTTTTAAATGAGCAGACCTCAGATTCATTTTGCTCCGAGAAAAGTATTGCTCTTGCCAATCTTCGAGCTTGACCTCTGCTCGTACACGCATAACCTTTTACTTTTTTAATAATTATCCCAAATTTAGCTATAGCATCAGCATCTTCATAAACCTCATAATCTATCTCCCTACTATCCATATTGAAATAGGAAACAGAAACAACTGTATTGCGTGTCTTTAAACCACTTCCTGAGTAACTAAACCCCTCAGATGTGACGTTTGATAGATTAAATAAATAACTTGCATCTTTTGGACTATCTTGGGCAAGCAGAATACTACCAGCAGACCATATCGGCATACATCTCATAACACCTGATAATTCATTTATCAAATCAAATGCTTCACTTGATGCTTGAATATTTACATTGCAACTAAATCTAGCCTCTTGACCTCCAAGTCCATCTGAAACTAATGTATTAGCAAATTTACTAGCTGTAACGAAAGAAAATAAATCCAAAGAACTTTCTGTTATATGATTACCTAGCCCATAACGTGTATCTAATAATAAATCGAGCAACACCATAGCAGGGCATGAACACCATTGAGCAGCCCCCATAACTCCATTAAAAATATATCCATCAGGATAAACAATTCGACCAGTTGCAGAGTCAATGGTCGGAGAACCTGATCCATTAGCACCTGCTCCCGGTATTCTTACTTTTATTCCTCTAATACGATATTTTCTACTAGGAATTGATTGGAACTGCATAGAGTCCAATCGAAGAGAGGTATAAGCACTATTAGCATATGTATTAGAATCATCAACTATTTCTCCAAAACTTGTCCATTGAAATGAGTCAACTAAATTTGTTGTCGTACTATCGGGTGTAAGTCTTGATACTCTGATATCTACAGGAAAAGCACCTGTAAGATTTATTCTATAGTCTCTTTGATATGCATCAGCAGTTCGACCTGTAACTGTATCAGTTATAACGTCAGTAAATCCACCAGAATTATATTGAATTGAAATTTTTAATTGAACACTAGAGCCTAGTAAATCTCCTTCGTCTGTAGCTCTTTGAAGTTGTGGAAAAGTAATAGTTACGTTTACTGCATCAACATTTGAATTTGTTATCTGTCTTGTAACAGGTACTGATTGACTAACTATTACTGCAACACTCGTAACTGAAGAACTGCTTTCTATACCTTGTATTTTAGCTTGATCTGCTGTTCCAAAACGTGGATTGAATGTTACATCTTGAAAATTAAAATCTGAAATACTTGGAGAAGCAGAATTAGCCTGTGATTGCAAAACAGGTGTATCGTTCAAAAATACATCTTTTAATGCAGCATTATTATACGCAGCAGTTCCCTTTGTACGTCCTTCCTTTGATGCAGATGCAAAACCTTCTATTTCTCCTTCAGAAATAAGATCAAGAAAAGTAGCAAACTGTCTACTATGTAAATTATCAGGAGTTCTAGTTGGTTGTGGTGGAGTTGGAGGAGATGGTGGGCCACCGCTACCTCTAATAATTTTTTTTGTCATGCCTGTACCTGTTGAGTATCAACTGCTCCGCTGATCACTACCGATCCAGTCACTATTTCTCCATAACAAATCGGTACAGGAGTCCCGGCTCGTGATGTATTTTGAGTTCCAGAAAAACTAAATGATAAACGTGGATCAGACTCTGAACTAAATTCTTGTGGTTTCGGCATTGGAAATAACATATCGGTTACACCTCCTAAAAGCAAAGCACCACCTCCTAACAATAAAGCTTTTGTTCCAAAACTTGCAGCAGCAAAACCTCCAGTACTTAACAATCCTCCAGCAGCAGCGACAGATGCTCCAGCAGTAGCAAAAGCTAAACCTATCATAGCTGCTCCTAACAATGCTCTACCTAATCCCCCACCAGCACCTACTATTACAGGTACAAAATGAATATCTTCTTGCCCTATAGGATTATGTATTTCCTCCTCTGATATTGCATAATCTCCAACTTTAACTTGATAATATTTCGGATTCATATATTGTTCTACTTTTGGAAAGTTATTAATAAGAAAACTTATTGCTTTTGGAAGACTATCTACTTTTACCTCAAACTCTTTATGTCCGATAAACTCTGCAAGTTCTCCATATAATTTTATTTTACGCAACATAACGATACCTACCTCCTGTGCATTTTAATAACCATTGAGAATAAGGCTCTCTACAAGATAGTCTATCGGTTAAATGATGTAAAACATCACCATCTATGAAAATAGCTACATGATTTAAACCAGCAGATCCAATAGACATTAACAAAGCATCGCCATTTATCAGTTTTTCATCAGGTCTTAATTCTCTAAAACCAGTTCTCCATGCACAACTTTCAAATAAGGGATTAAGAATAAATTCTTCTGGAGTTATTGGTCTATCCCAATCTTTAAGTTCTATATTTTTTTCTTTTTTGTACCAGTCTCTTACTAAACTCCAACAATCAGTAATCCCCCAAACCCAAGGACGGCCAATCAGATCAGGCTTATAACCATTTGGCTCACAGTATCCCCAAGTCTCAGTTTTTGGATTAACAATATGCCACGGAAGATTGCTTTGCTCACAACTAATCCTATCTGCCTGACTTGGTGTGGGTGGTGTAATGGGATGGCTGTGTACAATCGCTATAATTTCTCCTAGATTACTACCTTTTACATAATCTTCTGGGTCAAGAATAAAACATTGGTGATTTGTCATAGACAAATTACGGCAAGCGTAATATCTTTCTTTACCTCTAATATTCAATAAAAGACCACAAGATTCTTTAGGATCTTGATCTTTTGCATGAACAAGTGCTTCTTCTTTCCAATTCATGTAATAAACGTACCAATTGAAGGAAATTCTGTTCTAGTACATTGTCTTTTGGGGACACGAATACCAGCAAGATCAAATACTGCTGCTAGTTCAAATTGTACTATTTCTCTATTTTCTGATGACTTTCTATCAATTTTATATATTTCACGAGGAAACTCTGCTGTAGGATCTGGAGTACCAAATGGATTGGTATTTCCTTGAAAATTAATAGCATCTAAATAACGTGCTAATGTTCTAACTCTTGTTACTGTAGATCCTGTTAAATCATTACCAGTTGTTGTTTGGTTTACAGTTAATAAAATTGCAGTAATAGTTCCAAGAGCATTACTAATAGTCAATGTAGGTCTAGGAAGTTGTCCTTTTCTAAAAGCAAAACCTTCTGCCTGTATTGGCATTTTTATATAGGTATTACCAGCCCAAATAATATCTCCATTACTTTTAGCATTTGATCCATTATGAAACCTATAAACAGTTGATGCACCATGTAAAGAATTATCGAGAGTTAACTCAAAAAGCTCAATAATTGCTGATGGATTACTTTTTTGTAAGTCAGTAATTATAGGAGCTGTACTCATGGTTCAAACACCTGCTCAAAGGTTGCATTAATAGTTGCAAGATTAGGTAAAGATGTATTTTTGCTCCAATTTTTACATATAAATTTCATCTGTGATGGCTCATTTGGCGGTGTGTACTCAAAACTATCTTGATCATTTGCTCGTGCATCTAAAAATGTTTCTAATGTGTCAGAATCTGTTTCTGATAAATTTTTCCAAACAAGAGCAAATGTTTTTGGATTTTGATTTTCTGGTAAACCAAATATTATCCTATGTTGATAATTGTCAGCAAAAACAACTGTCCTAGCTATTGGTTTAGAAGTTTTTCTTACTGGATAACTTGGCTCAATATTAGGTAGAGTTGCCATTATGCTAATAAACCTCCAGGCCTTTTTTGGTTAACTAATTCTTCCTGTATAGCTACTGCAAAAAGTTCTCCAAGTTGTCTGCTTGAACTTTCATCTCCCTCTACAGAAGATCCAGAAGCATCTACATTTACAACTATATTACCAACTCCACCGCCTTGTGCTATAACTCCGAGTTTTCCATCTTTATTACGTTTCAGCGGAAGCACTCCTTCAGGTCCAGCCTCTCCCATTAAGCCCATCCCTGATGCCATAGGGAATATGGTGGGCTGATCAACTATACCTCCTCGTTTATATGGAATAATTTTACTCTCAGAAAAAACATTACCTTTAGCACTTTCTACAACACCACCATCTGCTAAACCAAGAAAACTACCTAAACCGGGGGCAAATTTCATAATAGCTTTAAAGAATAAAGCTTTTAAAATCATTCTTTGTAAATCCATTAAAATCGATCTTGCTAAAGCACCAAAACTAGCTTTACCTGTCATAGCTAGTTCTACAAAACCATCAGCAAGTTTATTAACAGCACCTAATGCAAGTTCTCCAATGTTGGATTTTAAATCCATAGCAGAATCTGCTACTTTTTTTAATTCTTCTTTGAAATTAAATGTTTCGTTTTTATTCTCTCTAAGTTTTTGTTTTACCTCATCAAGTGTCATTTTAAATTTTGACCCCTGTATCTCTGTCATCTCATCAAATATTTTTTGTGCTTCTCTATCTATTTCTAAAGCATCAAATTTTTCTTGAGTTATTAATCCTAATTCAAGTTGACGTTTAGCAAGTTTTTCATTCATTTTTTCTTCTGACACAGGATCATCGAAATCACTTGCGGCAGGGTCATCTCCTTTATTTAAAAAGTCTAATCTTTCTCCTTTTATAAAACTAAATTGATCTCTTTTGTCACTTTGCAACATTGTCTCATCGAAGACTCCTGTCTTACTAAATCTTCTACGTCCCATTCTTGTCATTGCATCTGTACCACCAACTTGCTCCAATGCAAATTCTTGTGCCGACATCTCATTACTTTCCTTCTTAACACCTTTGAAAAATTTAACTACCGCTGTAAGTGCATTTGCCATACCTGCAATAAATCTCTGAATCATTGCACCTACAGGAACAAATAAATCTCCAAATTCTTTTTGTAATTCTCTTAATGCAACTGTCATCTTTTGACCTGCATCTGCTTGAGAATTTGCCATTTTCTCAGCAGCATCAGCATGATCCTCACTAAGTTTGACAACAAATTTCATGACATCATTTAGACCTACAGTTCCATCTCTCAAGTCTTTCTGTAACTCAGGTAGTGTTCGTCCTGTTGCTGTAGCAAATTTAACCACGGCTCCTGGTAATCTTTCTCCGAGCTGACCTTGTAATTCTTCAGCCGACACCTTACCTTTACCAAAGATTTGCGACATCGCCCGGATTGCAGATTGTACATCCTCTGCATCTCCACCTGTTGCTTTAATAGCTTCAGATACACCTTTAAATACTTTTTCTGCATCATCTACATTTCCACCAGCACCAATAACAGATGCAGATAAAGTAGTAAATTGTTTGGTGGCTGCTCCTAATGGAACATTTAATCTTCTCGATGTATCAGATATAATTTTTTGTGCCTTTGCAAATTCTCGTTGTGTTTTAGTTACACCTTTTAAGGCAACTTCTAATTTTTGTATTTGTGCAGAATATTGAGCAGCAGCACCAGCTGCTTTTACAGTATCTATTACACCTCCAATAGCAGCACCGGCAGCAGCACCTGCTGGACCTCCCAAAGCAGCACCTGCAAGACCTAATTGTCCTGTAGCACCAAGTTTACCTGCTGCTGAACCTGCCATTGCACCGAGTGCTGCTCTACCTCCAACTCCAAACTTAGAAGAACCAAGTTTTCCAAAGAATCCACCTTTTGGTTGAGTTTGATTAAAAGATTGTAATTTCTTTCGATTAGCTTCTATTTCTCTTCCTAATCTTTTAAAAGCTACACCACCTGCTTTAACTTCTTCTCTTAATGCTTTTAATGTTCTCTCCTTCTGTTTAAATTGACTTATTGTTCTTGGTGTAAATTTACTTACATCTTTAATACTTCTTGTTAATAACTTAAAACTACCCTCTACAGGTTTTGATACTTTTTCTAAATTTTTTAATTGTCGCTGTAAACCTGTAAGATCTTTTAATCCTTTTAAATCAATAGATATAGTAAAAGTTTCTAGCTTTTTAGCCACTCTTCTTCTCCTTATTTATCTCACGAAGAGCTACAGATTCCATAAGTTGTAAGCCCTCTAACATTTCTTGGC